GCCATACGGGTTCCAGAGGCGCAATTTTTTTCTAGGTACTATGTAAAAAATGGATTTCCGCCCAAGGCGGGAAAATTAATACAGGGGGGTCAAAAAATGAAATTTTCAAAAAAAAACGTTCGATTTTTAAAAGTTTGGCAGTTTTCGCAGGGTAAACGTGGTAAATTCATATCATGAGATTTCAGCCGATGGCAAAGAGCCACCGGCTTTTTTGATGGATATGTTTGCTAAACAGTTGCTAGGGCTCTTTGTCCTATCAACACCGGAAGTGTGAAAGCCGGTATAAAAATACTCATGGCGGGCTATGCCCGCTATATGGGGCTATGGTGTATGGTGCACGGTCTAGTGCAAAGACTGAGCGGTTCAATTCCGTAAAGCCCAATTAGAAAACAACACGCAAGGAGGTGTACGGATGGCGAAGCGGAGCAATGCAAGAGACACCGCCAAAGCTGAGTACATCAAACAGATGAGCGCTGGCGGTAAGGTCAATCTAAAAGAACTTGCCGATACAGTGGGAGTTTCTTATCAGACCTTAAGAAACTGGAAGACAAAAGACAAATGGGATACTGAACTTCCGAAGAAAAAAAGAGGAGGACAGCCCGGCAATACTAACAGTAAAGGTCGCAGGAATGCAGCAGGGCACCATGACGGTGCACCGAAAGGGAACAAGAATGCAGAGAAGGATGGCGCTTACAGCAAGATCTATTTCGATATGCTGACGGATGCAGAAAAGGAGCTGATGGAAAAGACTCCCATGGGAGGGCGCGAAGCTCTGGAACATGAAATGCAGATACTGAAGTATAGGGAACACAAGATCCTTACAAAGATTGCAGAGTATGAGAATGCACCTCAGGACGAGCTTTATCTATCCAGCGTAATGGATATGAGGGTTCCGGCAGGGAAAGGCAAGGCTAAAAAGGATGGTGCCACTCAGCAGATGGGAATGTACACGAAAGATTCAGCATTTAACCGTGTCATGAAGCTGGAAGAAGCACTGTACAAAGTCCAGGGCAGGATAGCGACCATCGCCAATGCTCTGAGAGCTCTTGAAGAGTCCGGACAGAGGATAGGACTTGAAAAAGAGAAGATAGAGATCATGAGGATGCGTACCACAGGCGTGGTTGACATAGATATCGGGGAAGGAGACATAAGTACGGATGAAGCTTTACACGATTAAGGTTGTCGCTCAGTGGCTTAACGTTACAGAAAGAAGAGTCAGACAGCTTAGGGATGAAGGCGTTCTGAAGGAAGAATCTCCAGGGCTTTACGATCTTCAACAGTGTGTCCTGAGGTACATAGTGTATCTGAGGCGCGGAAGTTCAGAGCTTAACGACGAAAAGACCAAGCTCACAAAGGCAAAGCGGGAAGCTGCAGAGTTTGAGAACGGCATCATGAGGGGAAGCCTCCACAGGACAGAAGATATAGAGAATGGTCTCAAGACCATATTCCTGAATATCCGCTCAAGGATGCTTGCGCTCCCTGCAAAGTTAAGCCCGGAGCTTTCCACCATGAGCGGAGACCAGGGAAAGATATTTGACAGGTTGAAAAGCGGAATAGATGAAGCACTGGAAGAAATAAGCGATTACAGGAACGTTCTCGCAGAGGTAAAGGACGAGAATGGGAAAACTGATTGATTTACCGGAAGATACCATCGACATGCTGGCGCGATGCGTATCGGTTTTGAAACCGCCTCCGGAGTTGACATTATCCGAATGGGCGGACAGATACAGGATGTTATCACCGGAAGCTTCGGCGGAACCGGGACGATGGCATACAGACAAGGCACCATATCAGCGTGAGATCATGGACGCTATCGGCGACCCTCATGTAAGGAAAGTGGTGATAATGTCGGCGGCGCAGATAGGAAAAACGGATGCATTTATCCTGAACACCATAGGTTACTACATGGATTATGCGCCTTCTCCGATGCTTGTTATGCAGCCGACTCTCGACATGGGACAGACATTCTCAAAAGACCGTCTGGCACCGATGCTGAGGGATACACCGGAACTTAAAGGACTGGTGGATATCAAGTCGAGATACGCCGGAAATACCATCCTGAAAAAGAACTTCCCCGGTGGCCATATAACCATAGTCGGTGCCAACAGTGCGACAGGCCTTGCCTCAAGACCTATCAAGGTGCTTTTGGCGGATGAGGTTGACAGATATCCGAAGACAGCCGGCACCGAGGGTGATCCGTTATCCCTCGCTCAGAAGAGACAGACAACCTTCTGGGACAAGAAAACCGTAATGGTCTCAACGCCTGTTATCAAGGACGATAGCAGAATCGAAACGGAGTACAAGCTGAGTACTCAGGAAGAATGGAATGTTCCATGCCCGGGGTGCGGACATTATCAGCCTCTTTTATGGGCGAATGTAGTATTTGACAAAGAGAACCCGGATGCAGAAGTCCGTATGAAGTGCGAACGATGTGGAAAGGAGTTTGGAGAGTATGACTGGAAAGCTCAGGGAATAAAGGGAAGATTCGTAGCCGCAAACCCACAAGCGGAAGCAAGAGGGTTCCATCTCAATACATTGGCATCCACTTTCTGCGGATGGAAAGAGATAGTCCAGAAGTTTCTAGTTGCAGATCAGCAACTGAAACAGGGCAATCCGGAAGGCATGAAGGTATGGGTAAACACAGAGCTTGGGGAGACCTGGGAAGAAAGAGGCGAACGTCTCGAAGACAACGAAATCATGTCGAGACGTGAAGTATATGAGGCTCAGGTGCCGGAAGATGTACTTCTTCTTACTGCCGGAGTTGATACTCAGGATGACCGTTTCGAGGTCGAAGTGGTCGGATGGGGAATCGGCAAAGAAAGCTGGGGCATCAGATATCAGCGTATATACGGAGACATGCTTGGCGAACAGATATGGCGTGATCTTGACATGTTCCTTTTACAGACCTTCTACAAGAAGGATGGCACAGGACTGAAGATTACAGCAGCATTCATCGATTCCGGAGGACATCACACAAATGAAGTCTATGCCTTTACGAAACAAAGATGGGAACGACGTGTATGGGCTCTCAAGGGGCGGGGCGGTCCAGATGTACCGTATCTCAAGAACCCGTCAAGAAACAACAGGGAAAAGACACCACTTTTCGTAGTCGGCGTTGATTCAGGTAAAGCACTCTTATATCAACGGCTCAGAGCTACCACGCCGGGACCGAACTACTGCCATTTTCCTCTGAATGAGGGAACGGGATACGATGAAGCCTACTTCAAGGGACTTACATCGGAGAAGATGGTAGTTCGGTTCCGGAAGGGCAGAGCCGTGACGACATGGGAGATCATAGACCATGAACACAAGAGAAATGAGGCACTTGATTGCAGAAACTATGCACAGGCAGTCATGGAAGCCATCAATCCGCCACAGCTCATGATGGAACCTGAACAGCCACAGACTAAGCAGCCTAAGGGCAGAAGAAAGATAAGCGGAGGAATCTAACATATGGCGATTTTTTCGAAACAATTCTGTCAGCAGAAACTTAACACCTGGCTTGAAGCGGAAGAGAAAGTCGCAACCGGTCAGGAATATCAGATCGGCACCAGAAAGCTCACAAGAGCCGATCTCAAGGAAATACGTAACGAGATGGAGTATTGGGGCGGAAAGCTGGCAGAAGCTGAAATATCAGAGAAGGCGCGAGGAAGAAACCGGTTGTACCGGTTCGTGCCGAGGGACGTGTAAGGAGGAGCAATGGAAAACATCATAGACAAGTTATATATGGCCGTTGCACCGGTACACGCTATGAAACGCGTAGCCGCAAGGAGAGCTATCGAGGTCATAAACAGCGGTTACGGTAATTACGGAGCCAATACCACAAAGAAGTCCATGCGTGGATGGAATTATGCGGGCGGTTCTGCAAAAGAGGATATCGAAGACAATATAAGTATTCTGCGACAGCGGAGCCGCGATGCCTATATGGGTATCCCTGCGGCGGCAGCAGCACTTAAGACCAAAAGAACTAATGTCATAGCCGGAGGGCTCATACCTTCACCGCAACTGGACAGCGAGTTTTTAAAGATCGGGATAGAAGAGGCTGAAAATTTACAAGCAAAGATATCAAGAGAGTTCTCTATATGGGCGGATACACCTGCCTGTGATGCTGAGAGGATGGATAACTTCTATCAGCTTCAGCAACTGGCATTTCTTTCGTATCTCATGAATGGAGATACATTTGCACTGATGCAAGAGAAGGAAATGCCGGGACAACCCTACAGTCTTCGGATAAAGCTTATAGAAGCTGACAGGGTATGCAGTCCGGATGGATATGACAGGCTTTATCCATGTACAGTGAATGGATACAAGGTATTCAGA